CTCTCACCTATTGGCAGAGCAGGAGATACGAAAGATTGTTCTAACTCTTTTGCAAAAACCTGCAAAATTATGCGTAAATCAATTCATAAGTTCATCTATATAACCGGATGGCCAACACTTAGGAGGTTAGATTTCTCCTAAAGTTAGCTATCCTCCAAAGATATCGATGTGATACAACCCGCCCAGCTTGCTCCAGGCAGCACCGTTGACCAGGCCAATCGGAAGCGCGAGCGGCTGTTCCCTGTACGATGTCTCCATGACCGCGCCGCCGGGCAAGCCGACATTCTTGACATCGCCAAAGAGCGCATCGATGCGATTAGCGATCACGACTAAGGCGGCGTACTGTGCATCTGGCCCAACGCCAACTATTTGTAGTAACATGCGAGCCATAACGCGCTTTGCTGCCGATGTAAGCGAGTCCTGGCCCGACTGCTGACCAAAGGAGGTGTAAGGCCCGGTAACACCGATATCGGCGGTTCCTTGCCACACGCCCCCAACGCTTGCTGCCATGAGGGCAGAGTCAGCGCGAAGCGTCGTAGTGATATATTGGAACGCAAGTGCTATCTCACTGCTCATACCTTTAAAAAGCTTTCAAACACGGATAAAGCCGCTTCAAATCTCACTCTACCCGCATCGACTGCTGGATAGAAGTAGGGCTGAGCGGGTTGAAATCTTGTTCCAAATTCCAGATACACCCCGTAATTTGCTGCGACCCCTACATAGCCCGTGAATGGGTCGCTCACCTCAGGCCCTTCAGGCAAGAGATAGGCATCCCCTGGTGCGGGCCCATTCGTCTGTCCATAAGTGCTACCCTCTGAGGTCGATGTGTAGATACTGCTCGCAAGGAATCCCGTGTCCTTTGGACATACGTCATAGGCGGTTTTGCCCACAAACTCCGTTACCTGGACAACCACCTTGTGCAGTTCTAGCGGGAACCTGGCGGCTATTTCCCCCCAGTGATTGAATCCAGTAACACCTATCATCACTGGACCTCCGTTATGATGGCATCCAAAACAAAGGTAAACGACTCAGTATCCAGGATGTACTGCACCAGCCAATTGCGTGATGAGTACGTGGCCCTGTCCCCCTCTTTGATGTCCGATGTCGTGGCAAAGCGAATCATGAGCGCCTTCTGTGTCCCGATGATAGAGGCATACATTTGCAACTGCGTGGCCGTGGGCTTGTAGGTATTCACCTTGAACGTCCCCTGACTTGCCCACGTCTCGGTACTATGCCCATAGCCATCCTGTGCCGTTGTCTTGCGCGAGAACGGCATGGACACATCGAGACTGGCATTGGCCGTGGCCGTCATGCTTGCGATTTCCTGAACTGAGAGCATGCTTACCCCCCGTCGCCACTTGACATATAGTCGATAGCATGAGCGGCAAGGGCATTATCCAATGTCTGCTCTTTAGCTGTGAGATCAGAGCGCGTTGCGATAATCATGCGTGGCCTTTGTTTTTGCCTGTAGGTTTTCGCCAGTGCCTGTAGCATCGTTGCTGCTTGCTGGCGTTGGAATGACTGCCCATCGCTTGAGAAGCCATAAGAGAGTACCCACTTCGCTGCCCAACGCTCTAAGAGATCAGCCGCTGCACGATAGATATCATGCAAGCTGCCAGTAATGTAGATCGGCGGGAACTTACTTGTTGAGAATGACCAGTGTCCGGCTATCGGCTCGCTTGTGGTAGGCGTGACGATCTGAGTCAGGTATTGCTTCAGCACCATCCCATCCTCCCAGCCGCCCAAATCGTGATAGTAGTCGAGGTACTGAATAGTCGCACCTGAGAAGCTGGGAACCCCTTGCAGTGCTTCGTTGCCATAGTCCACACGCGACTCATCCATGGTATCCTGGATTGCCTGATCTGACCAAACCTGACTAGCACCTTGCGGGTCGTTGATCATGTCACGCACCCGCAAGATGAGAGCCGCCATAGAATTTCTCACAGCCATTGGGTGCGCTTCCTTTCAATCAATGCAAGGACAAACTACGGTCGAGTGAGGCTAATATCCCCGATATAGTCCACGGTCGCACCAGTACCTGAAATGGCCGATAATTCGAGGCGAACGTATCTTTTACTGGTTTCAAAGGGAATGAAGATCTCCCCGCTGGCTGCTGTCGTTGAAAGCGTGATCGTCGCCTCTGTCGGCTGCATGATGCCGGCGAAGGTCGAGTTATCGCTACTCTCAGTGACACGGAACGTCACCGAGCCCGCGCCCGATGAGGTACTAGCATTCTTGTAGATGACGCGCATCTTGAGACTGCGACGCGGCGTGCCAGTCACCAGGTCAACGCCGGTTGAGTTGAACGTGGCCGTCTTAGTCACAAGGGCTTGTCCGGTTAACAAAGCATCAGTTGGCATTTACTTTTCCTCCTTCGCGCGGGCTTGTCTCTGAGTATGTTCCTCTTCTTTGAGGGTCTGCTGGTGCGCTCGCTCTTCTTCCTTACGGACCTCTTCCTCTTCTTTGGCAAGCTCCTGTTCAGCGTCGAGGCCGGACAAGTGCGCCACCTGAAGAAGCATGGCATCGAGGATACGGGCGAGATGGACATCACGGAGGGAAAGTTCCTCCACCTGTCCATGCAGCGCCTTGTATTCCTCTAGGCCGAAATCATTCTTTGGCATGGTTCCTATCTCCCTTCCTTCCGCTTTACAAGCGGTCTGAAAGAATATATAATAGATGTGTTGCCTAGGGAGGGAGTAATTACCCCACCCGAAAAGATGGGACACCTTACCATCCTGGCAACCAAAGAAGATAAGGTGACTAAACAAAGGTGGTTTAGAAAATGTCCTCTGACATTCCGTCCACTCCGGGTATCTATCGTATTACCTGCACCGTTACAGGCAAGTTCTACATTGGCAGCGCCGTCAACCTGCAAAATCGATGGCGAGTGCATCGTCACTATCTCTTTCACAACACTCACAACAACCCCAAGTTGCAAAGAGCCTGGAATAAGTACGGCCCTGATACGTTCACCTTTGAGGTGCTGGAATACGTCTTGCTGCCTGAACTGTTGACGGCACGAGAGCAGTACTGGTTTAACAAGCTCCGCCCCTTTGATGATCGCGGGTTCAATATCGACCGCGTGGCTGGTTCTCGTTTGGGCCAGGAAGTCTCTCTTTCTACTCGTGAGAAGTTGAAGCTTGCCAACCTTGGCAAGAAGCAGAGTGAAGAGCTTATCCATAGGCGAACAGCAGGACAAAAAGGAAAGAAGCGCGGTTCGCAATTTTCCGGAACGATGCGCGCCGCAACCCTTAGGCATCCTGTGAGCGGCGAAGCCCGTGAACATATGAAAATGGCTAAACTTGGTACCAAGCAGAGTGAGACAACCAGAAAGAAGCGAAGCATATCTCTGCTTGGGCGTGAAGAGAGTGAAGTTACTCGTGCCAAGAAGAGTGCCAGTCAAACCTGGCGTATGCAAACGCTTATCGTTACCTCCCCAGAAGGGGTAGAGCAAACTATTGTTGGTATCAACAAATTCTGCAAGGAACATTCTCTTAGTTATTCCAATCTCTTGAATGTAGCTAAGGGAAGGGCTCACCAAACGAAGGGATGGAAAGCCCGCTTCCCCTAAACTATTAGCTCATTTTCAGTCCGTAAATTCTACCTAAAGATCGATTGCTATTATTGGCGAGACCGACAACCCAGTTTATGTTGGTGCGATAGATCACTCCATTATTTATCAAACCCAAGTCCTGAGCTTGTAGCGGGCCAAACTGCCAGCCACCAAAGTGATCATCGGAGAAGTTGACTGCGTAGAGTGAGGTGTAGGTGCTGGTCGTGTCGAGCAAGCCATCGGAGGTCTCAGTGTTGGTGATAATCCTGGTGGATTGGTCGGCTTTGTAGCCGATATCACGCAGTGTCGCACCTTTGTATTTGTCGATGGTGCGCCCGAACTGATCTTCCGTGGTTTTGAAACCTCCGCTGGTACCCATGAGGCGAGCGAGGAAGGGCAAACGGCGCTTGAACACTTCGTTCATGTAGATGGTGACGCCAGTACCTTCCTGGTTGTCTACGCTCCACAGGAGTTGATCGAGCAGTTCTAGCAGCTTATTAGCCGTCGCCTGGGTTGCAGCAGCCTGAGTGAGATCGAGACCGCCACCGTTGATCAGGTTCTCGGAACGCACGCCGTATCCTGCTGAGCCATTGGCGATACGGTACTTGAGACCAACGACCGAGTTAGCGTCACCCGTGATGTGATCGTTCTTGATGAACTTGTAGTTGAAGTCGTACGTGACGGCTTTGAGGTAAGCCGCGAGCTGGATAGCTCGCGGGTCGGTGATCGCGTTCTCTTCCTCGACGAGCACCTGATCTACGTCGATGTAGTTGCGGATGAGGTACGCTTGCTCTTGCCAGGGCGTTGGCGTGCCTTTGGTGGTGACACCCTCGGCGTTGAGCTGTGCCCAGTTGACGGATGGAAGGTTGCCTTCAAAGCGTGTGCCGTTCACGATGAGGGACTTTTTCGTGATGAATGGAATGTCCTGTAGGACGCTCCCATTATCGATGAGGGAAAAGGCCACCCGCTGTATTAATGGGCTGTTGCTCATCAATGCGTAATCGGCAAGGGTGACAGTTCCTGCTCCAATAGCCATATGCTATTTCTCCTATCATCCCCTCCAGAAAGCCTCTCGAAAGGCACTCGGGACGAGATACAAAAGACGATGTTCAATGTTCGATTGTTCGCTATGGACGCTTAAAGACTTCGTTCCATTGCGGTATCCTGCCAGGGGTATTGCCACCAGGGCCAGGAATGCTTGACCGTCCTGGGTTCATCGCAGGGATAGCAGGCGTTTGTTGCGCAGGCGGTGTCGCTGTTTGGGCGGGCGACGGTGCAGGTTCAGCAGGCTCCGGAGGGACAAGGTAGGGCTTGTTTTTAATCAGGGTGTCCAATGCTTTATCTAAATCCGTTGGCATCCCGTTCTCATCAAGCAGTGACTTGTCCTGTAGAATAGCCAGTGCAGCAAGGTCAGGGTCGATAATGCCCTTCTTGTGTGCCGCATTAATGACTTTCTCTACAATGTTCTCCTGCTGTAGCTGCTGGATACGGGCTTCTGCTGCTGTGCGTTGTTTTCTTTCCCGCTCAAGTTCACCGAGTTCTGCATCTTTAGCCGCTTGTACTTGTGCTTCGCGTTCCTTTTCCTGCTTTTCGTAGGCAGTCAATTTCTTGCGATGCCGCTCTACTTCCTCCGTGGCATTCTTATGGGAATTCTCAAGCTCGGTGATACGCTTCAACGCTTCCTCAAGCGTGGTATCAGGCTTCGCTGGGGGCGTCGCGCTCCCTGAAGCATTGCCAATCGCTGGCGTAGGCGGTGTCTGCGTCGCGCTTGTCCCGCCTGGGGAGGTATTCTCTTCTGGCATTAAATGTAACCTATCCTCTATCTACTTGTCAATAACCACACATTATCTACGGATAATTAGTTGGAGAAAATCTAGCCCTTCTTGCCTCCTTTTTTGCCGCCATGATAGTGGGCTTGCCCAGGTGCCGCGCCCTTCTTCCTGGCAATCGCACCGATCACGCCACCGGGGACGCCCTGACTTTTCAGTTGCTCGGTACGTCCACCATGCCCGAGTGCGTTGGACTTGCCCTTGAACGAGCCGGTTTTCTTCGTGTCACCCATTAGTCGTAGCTCCTTTCAATTTCTTGATTTCCAAACCGCCTATCAAACTCTGCCGCAAATATGGCGCGGAGTTGGTTGTCAGAGAGCCCCTCATCGTGCTTTTTGATGAGTAGATCGACAATCCAATCCTGCCATTCGGCAAGGCTCATGCCTCTATCCGAGTCCTTATGAAATGGCGTATCTGCAAGTACCACCATCTACCTCTTAGATCGCTTGAATGCCCCTGACTTCTAGTCATGGAGATGAAAAGCGTTCCTTATTTGGGGCAGGGGATGGGACAACCTCCTGCCTTGCTACTATCCTCAGAGCTAAGCGCACAGCCGCTGTATCGGACACACATCCATACAGTTCCCTAATATGTGCGATAGCCTCCATATCTTGCGGACTAAACCGCATCGTTGTTTGTTTCGATTTCTTATCCATGCCAAGAGTATACGTGCTTGACACAGTGTATGTCAATGTGTTATACTTAAGCCAGTTCTTTTGCACACTGACAACCGAATAGTGCTTCAGTGGTTGCAAGGTAAACCGTTTCCTTGCGTAAAAACACTAACGTATCAACGTTTGTGTGCCATTCGATACAAAGGTCTGTGAGTAACGCCCGCCTTTGTGAATGAACCGAACTACGGTGTGGGACGACACACCAGCGTCATTCCAGAAGCCCCTGGCGCGGGAGCCATGGGGAGTCGTCACCAGTCAGAATGTACCCGGGAATTGGATCACAACAAATTGGCCATATGCGGGTGCCGGCATTAGCCCAAATGGCACAGTCTATCTTTTGCAAACCATCGGCGGCGGAGATAATGGCACCACTAACCCTCCGGGGGACTTTTATTGGGCATACTACACACCAGGTACGAAACAATGGTCAAACCTTCAGGATACGCGCTATGACAGACGGAATAGCTATGAATATGTACTCCCAACGGATGCCGGCCAACTGCATATCGTAGCAACGTTAAATGGACACTGGTCAGACTTTGGCTACATTCAACCTTCCGCTGCAGGAGGGTTTGATTATATGTATAAACTTCTCCGCGCATGGCATACGCCAAATGTTACTACCACTGCCCCAGCGTACACAAATATCAAAGAAGTCTTGCAAACAAACGGAGGATATGCAAACGTTTTTCAAAATGACGCCTATAGAGATACGCAGGGACGGGTCCATGTGCTGTATACGTACCAGGATGCTTCAACGG